CAATGTACCCACTGATGTCCCTGAAGCACAAACTGCATTAAATTTAGTAGCATTAGGTAATGGACCTTATAACACATACACGTATTCTGATTTCTTTGGTTGTATGTCAGGTCTTCCCTATCCGTGGCAAGAATTACAAAATCTAATTCAAAATATACAAACTACTGCATTAGAAACCATATATAGCGATTTGTATGCAGCTACACAAGGTTCTAGTGTTGGACTTGACGCAGCCGTGCAAGCTAAAATAGATTTAGCAAACGCAGAGATTGCAGTTATCAGAACATTACATCCAGGACAGTCAGTACAATTAAATGATTTGTATGAGCAAACCGGTAGTCAATTAAATATAGAACAACAATCTAGGAATAATGGATTAGCTAGATTACCATCTCCTAGAGATACTAACATATACCCCTATCCAGTAACTATATATAGTTTTTTAGATACAATCGCTCCTAAATACGCCAAAGAAACCGAACCAAATATGGCGGCACTGACTTTAGAAGCAATTAGTGATTTGGATTTGGTTGCTGGCCAGAGTATAGTAGCACTAATGCGCTCAAGTAGAAATCAAGATAGATTGTTACTTGTGGGAATTCCGTTGGACGACAACATAGAAGATATAGTACCGTATCCAGCAGTAGTACTACCGGTGGTCCCTCCTACTGGCAGTTTAGCTGATCCTCAGCAAATAATACCGCCAAACTTACTCATATCGCCGGCGTCAACTTACACAGTTGCACAAGCAATTGAACAAGTAATTACCTGCAATTGCGATTGCTGGATAAAATAACCAAAACATTTGGTTATTAATTAAAACTGTAGTATAATACTACAGTGAAAGGAAATTATGTTATTAACAATAAAAAGTAAAATAATACTATTGACCATGCTGTTTTTTACCACTATGGTTATTCCTTCGCCTACACAATCCTTAATTAATCTATCTTTGATTAGTTTAAAAAAGATTGATATGACACAAGTTGTATGTATGGCAAGAAATATTTATTATGAAGCAGGCGCCGAGGCAATGCCCGGACAAGCAGCAGTTGCAAGAGTTGTATTGAATCGGGTTAATCATGGGTTTGCCGAAACTCCTTGCAAGGTAATCTACCAAAAGACAAATATCAACAATAAGATTCAATGTCAGTTTAGTTGGGTATGTGAAGATAAGGGCAATCTTAATAAATCAAGCACAAGATATCAACAAGCATTAAAAGTTGCATATGACGTTATGGTTTTTGATATGTACAAGAACGTTGTTCCAAAATCAACATTGTTCTTTCACTCAATACATATTGATCCATTATGGCCTTATAAACAAGTGGCAATAATTGGTAATCACATTTTCTACAGTAAACAGAAGGTGAAGAATGATAAAAATCTACAACCATGATGATAGTGAGACAGAATTCTCAAATCCTGATTGGTGTAGAGATAATTTAGAATATGATTTATGTTCTACAGATTGGATCATAGAGAAAGTTAAATCTGATAAAATATATGCTCAACACATATATGCAGCACTGTGTAACAATAGTTTTCAAAAGAATGAAATATGGCCTATCCTAAGCGGAAAAGAATGGCATTGCAGTTGGAGATATGCAGGTAAAATTGTTGCCAACATGCGTGAAGAAGGTGACTACATTGACTGGTACTGTAGTGGTATACAAACGGATGAATCAATAGATGACGAAGTGTTTCAGAATTTAGATGACTATCAAAAGCGTGAATTTTTTGAAACTAATGCATATGTAGCTGAAAGTATAGTGACAGAAGAAATCCGTGAAGATTTGTTCAAATTAAGTTGGATTGTTGTAGAAGATAAATCATCTGACTAAATACAACACAGGAGACATATTATGTTAGAAACTTTATTATATTTATTTTTAGGTGCATTCGTCGGATGGAACTTCCCTCAGCCCCAATTTGCTAAGAACATACAAGCAAAAGTTTTATCAATGTTTAGTAAAGAGGCAAAATAATGGCATATTCAGCAGCCGTAGTTGATCACTACGAAAACCCACGTAACGTGGGTAGTTTTAGTAAAGAAGATACAGATGTGGGTACAGGAATGGTCGGTGCCCCTGCATGCGGTGATGTAATGAAACTACAAATTAAAGTAGATAAAGAAACGGGGTTAATCACAGATGCCAAATTTAAGACATATGGATGCGGGTCGGCAATTGCTAGTTCAAGTCTTGTCACTGAGTGGGTCAAAGGTAAAACATTGGATGAAGCTGCAACTCTCAAGAACTCTACCATCGCAGAACATCTTGCACTGCCCCCAGTTAAAATACACTGCTCAATTCTAGCTGAGGATGCAATCAAAGCCGCAGTAGAAGATTACCGTAAAAGGCACTAGTATGAGTACCGGAGCTGATAAACTTAAGCATAGCAAACGCTTACTTAAGGATGACAACGCTATCCACAAACAATTGCAAATTGCTAAATCAATTGGCCACGAGAAATATATCAAAGAACCACATAGACTAGTAAAGCATCATGCAATGAATTGTGGTAATCCAAAATGTGTAATGTGTGCTAATCCCCGTAAAGTATTTGGGGAGAAGACTATCCAAGAACAACGATTTGATCAAACATCCGGTTGGCAAGAGAGTGACGATTAAACTTTAACTCAAGTCGTGTGTTAGATAAATATTCTCACTAACACACTAGGAGAAATCATGTCAGTCACAATTAAGAATTTAGAAAGCGCACTTGCAGGTGAGTCACAGGCTCACATCAAGTATCGCTATTTTGCAAAGATTGCCCGCGCTGAAGGTAACGAAGAAATTGCCCAACATTTTGAGCATACAGCAGACCAAGAACTACTTCATGCTTGGGGTCATTTAGAATTACTAATTGGCAAACCATCTACCAAAGAATGCTTAGAAAAAGCAATTGAAGGTGAAACATACGAGTTCACTACAATGTATCCAGAATTTAAAGCAGATGCTGAACGTGAAGGACAACTATTTGCAGTAGCAGAAGCCGAACAGCAGATTGCAGAAAGCAAAGCGCATGCTGAACAGTTCACTGCCATATTAGTAAAAGCTGAAAAACGTTTTGCTGCGCTTGCAAAAATTGAGAAGCGTCATGCAGAAGCATATACACAAGTATTGGAGTCAATGTAATGGAACACGTTTGTATTGTATGTGGTCATGTACACAATGAAGAATTAGAAGGTGATTGGGAAGAACTTCCTAATGATTTTTTATGCCCTGAATGCGGGTGCGGTAAAGAAGATTATGAGGAAATGTCATTATGATGCCAAACCCAATAACTGTTAATGGTAACTGGGTAGAATCAGTCAAAGACAGCATACCTGAACACGCAGAAGATATTAAAACAAATCTAATACATATCATGGAAAATCATGGATTAGATAAAGTTGATGCACACGGTTGTGCATATGCCGCAGCTATTGCAGCAAGTAACGGCGGGCTTGCATTTGAAATTGAAATGAACAGTCCATTATTCATGCATGACAGTGAACGTGAAGCAACTAAAGCAGCAGCAGCACTAATGGGAATGGATAATGTTTGGTACTCGTTTTTAGATTTGTGTGAAATCTCTGATACTGCTGAACCTTTGATCTATAGCAAAAACATGTACGGGGTTTCAAGGAAAAAATTCCACATGTATGCACTAGCAGCAAGCATTGTAGGTAAATGCAAACATAGTATTAAAGTTCATTATGACACACTACTGTTGCTAGAGGGCATGACCTCACAACAACTTCAATCTATTGGTAAAATTGCAACAATAGTTAACGCTATAGGAAAAGTTGCAATTTAGTATACTTTGGACAAACACAAGGTTGACAGTTAACCAATTCTCTGTTATACTTCAGCATGAATTGAGAAATTGATTCAAAAAGAATTTTATGGGTATCTTGTTGAAAATAATTGTTGACAATAATTCAATAAGGTGCTATAATACACACATGAACTGCAAAAAGAGTTAATAGTAACTTAATTTGCAGTATTTTTAAACCAGGACTAAATAAACTACTATGATGAAAAATCTCAGTCAATTGCCGAAACATACAGGACTATGGTCAATAGTACCATCTTGCCCCGTATTAGCGGCCTTTGAGGGAAATTATTCAACAACACCTAGCATTCGCGGCACGAATATTGATGCACAAAGAATGTCCAGGGGTTTCATAGAAGGAGTCAGTTACACTTAAAGTAACAACTCTGCTAGATTTATGAAACCCCTGGGATACGAAAGTACTCAGGGGTTTTTGTTTGAGGTAAGATAGTGTGAATATGAGGAAACGAGGTCCTCGCTCTGCACTTTAAACATGGAGCAAACGGGCGGCGACTAGGATGGACTCCCTCTTGTGGGAAGAAAAATTAGATCGTATTAAAGCATACTGCACTGGGTCGCTCCCAGGTAGGCACATAGGGTTTGATCACCCGGGTAGGTTCAAATCCTACTGTAGTGTGCTTTAATACACACATTGAACTGATCGGGGCTGAGATGCCGCAGACAGTGTGTTTTAGAATACAAATTTATTGGGGTGTAGCCTAGCGGCCTAAGGCAACGGTCTTTGAAATCGTCATATAAATAAGTAAAAGGAATTATTATGTTTACTTGTTTATTTTGTCAAAGATTATTTACTAATGCAGGTGGCCTTGGAGCACATACTAAACACTGTGCCGTAAATCCTAATATGGTGCCGTTTAAGCGACACCCGAACGCAGGGAGAAAAAAAGGAGCTATTCCTTGGAATAAAGGGTTAGCCGGCGATATTCGTTGTAAGAAATCGGAAGAAGAAAAATTAGCTAGAAAAGGCAAATCTTCAGGAAAATGTAGTGACCCCGTTAAAGAGACAGAAAGAATTGCTAAAATCAAAGCCAGTGCTAAAATAACTCATGTAAAAAATGGTGGTTATCGTCAAGGTTCCGGTAGAGGTAAAAAAGGTTGGTATAAGGGATTTTTCTGCGATAGCAGTTGGGAATTAGCTTATGTTGTGTATTGTTTAGAACACAACATTGAGATTAAACGCAATACAGAAAAGCGAAAATATATCTGGAATAACAAAGAACGAACATACATTCCAGATTTTGTAGTGAATAATCAATTAATTGAAATAAAAGGGTATTCTTCTCCGCAATGGAAATCAAAGTTGACCGCTAACCCGGATATCAGCGTGTTATACGAGAATGATATGTACCCAATGATAACTTACACTAAGTCAAAATATGGAAATGACTTTGTAAGTTTATATGAAAAATAGGGGCTAAATCGATAAGAGCAGATACTAGTCTTTGAAACTAGGTGAGAAGGAGCGTTACCTTCAGCCCCTGCCAGTTTTAGGATAGCAACAGCAAACAATTTAATTTCACTTTTAATGAAAAAAAGATGCTATCCTGTTTTATTAATGC